GGCTAAGTACGGCGAGCCACTCAAGTCAAAGAATAGTAAGCATCAAACCATTAAAGAAAATTCAGTCCGCAAACTATTGGGGATTGAAAATGGCATTGTTTTGGTGTTCAGTGATGCTCACTTCTGGCCTTCAATCCATACAACAGCGTATAAGGGTCTTCTTTGGGCGATTAAGGAGTTTCAGCCCAAGGCTGTGATTGCCAATGGAGACATATTTGATGGCGCTAGTATCTCTCGCTATCCTCGCATTGGATGGGATTCAACGCCAAGTGTTATACAAGAGTTGAAAGCCTGTGAACTGGCAATGGGTGAGATAGAAGAAGCCGCCAAGAAAGCAAGACACAATGTAAACCTAGTGTGGACACTTGGTAACCATGATGCTAGGTTTGAGAACCGCCTAGCCGCCAATGCTCCACAGTATGAGCAAGTTAAGGGGTTTTCCCTGAAAGACCATTTCCCTGCATGGCATCCATGCTGGTCTTGCTGGCCTACTGAGGAGGTAGTGGTTAAACATCGCTGGAAGGGCGGTGTACACGCTACACACAATAATACAGTCAATGCTGGCGTAAGCATCGTTACAGGGCATCTACATAGCCTTAAAGTGACCCCATATGCTGACTACCAAGGAAACAGGTTTGGCGTGGATACTGGCACATTGGCAGATGTTGATGGGGCGCAGTTTGTAAACTATCTTGAAGATTCTCCTACTAACTGGAGGTCAGGGTTTGCTGTACTGACATTTCACAATGGGAAATTGCTTTGGCCTGAGTTAGTCCATAAGTGGTCTGAAGGTCAAGTTGAGTTTAGGGGTAAGGTATATGACGTATGACCTTGTAGCTTATCTAAGATCAGAAATCAAAGAACTGCATAACATATTGCATGAAACGCAACTTGCTTTGGCGCAAGCAAATGACAGGTTAAGCCGCCGATCTGAACCCTTAACTGAGGAGCGTATATACACGCTTTACCGCCGCAGTCTTGATTGGCGACAGTTAGCTAGGGACATCGAGGCAGATCACGATATTGAATAAAAAAAGGGGAGTCCTAAGACCCCCCTGCAAGTAACAACTGCACCTGAATTATGACACACGAACCCAGACTAAGCCATCTTCGTCTTCTACGATCTCTCCGATTTCGAATTCTTCGGATTCTTCGTCTTCATAGGTTTCGTCTTCGTCAACTTCGTCTTCGCTGACTTCTTCATCGCATTGGTTGTATTCGTACTCATCGGTAACGTCATAGTCAACAGCCCAGCCATGCAATTGCTGAAATTCGATGAATTCTTGGATGATTGCAATCTTCTCAAAATCATCTGTCTCAATAGTTACTGAGTCATCTCCAAATTCCCACTCTGCAATGTTAATCTCAATCTTGTACATAATTTTCCCCTTGGTTATGGCACTATTGCCAAGTAAAATCCTATCTCTGATTTGTGACAGCTTCCACCCATAATCCCTCAATTTTTACAACGAAAGGTTAAATAAATGAACTTATCTGCCAATTTTTCTTTAAAAGAACTAACAAAATCTGACACCGCTACCCGTCTTGGCATCGACAACACACCTGATGAAGAAGCCCTTGACAATCTCAAGACTTTGTGTGACAAGGTGCTTCAGCCTGTGCGTGAGCATTTTGGTAAGTCTGTGACTGTGAATTCTGCCTATCGTAGCCCTGAGTCCAATGCCGCTGTTGGTGGGTCTAAGACTTCAGACCATTGCAAAGGTATGGCGGCAGACATTGAGATTGCTGGCATTGCCAATGCTGACCTCGCCCAATGGATTATGGACAATTTGGACTATACACAACTAATCTTGGAATTCTACACACAGGGTATACCCGACTCTGGTTGGGTTCATGTGTCGTATGACCCAAATAACCTCAAGAAGCAGGAATTGACTGCTGTTAAGGTGGCAGGGAAGACCCAGTATCTCCAAGGACTACAGGCTTAATCTGACGCTTGCAGAAGTGTTTGGGGACAAGGTGTTCAAAGAAGATCACCTCCCCGCACTTCTCACATAGCCATGCTTCACCTCGGTCAATAGTGGTTACCTTGTTCCCATGTTGACCATTACGTCTGCCGTAAAAGGTTCTTATCTTACGAATCATTCTTTAATTTAGCCCTTGAGTAGATCAGGAACTCTTTCTTTTCTGTCAGTGCAATGCGTTCTCTTGCGTTTTTACCAAGAATATGACCCGCTGTTATTTGCTTGAGTTTCTTATCTGTTGTCCAGATACTAGGTTGTCCTCGCCAATCAAAGTCATTCTTTGGTTTGTTCATGTGTAATCGCCCTCTTGGGTATGTTCTAACAATCTTTTTTGCAATCTAGCAATTCTTGCATCGTTGTACTGGATAGCGGCACGAGAATACTCAGTAGCAGTTTCTGCTTCTAGTTTGCGTAGATGTGCTTCTTGCAGTTCTTTGGCAATGACTTCATGGATAGTTCTTGCCCTGATTATGTCTTTTATGTACTTAATCGTTGACTGTCTGAAGCTCATTGCACACCTCTCATTTCCCAACCAAATAGAAAGTAATTCCAGCGAGTTTGCAGGGCAGGGATGTTATATCTGCCTTTTGTTGTGCTGAAGTCTGTATAGCCTTTTGCTCGCATCATTGCTTCAAATACTTGTTGTGCTTTGGTCATGTGTTGTTCTCCATAAGTGCTTCTTCAATTTCAATAAGTACATCAGCCCTAACATAACTTGTGAAATGTTCAAATTGCTCCATACTTAAGCCAACCCATGTGCGCTGTTGAGCTACCGAGGAATCCTCGGATGCTGGCTCTTCCAAAGCCGCTTCCACATCAAGAAGTAACTCATGGAAGTCATCACCATCGTGGTGTATCTTGTCGTTGTTTATTGAGTTAAGCACATCCACTAACTCAAACTGAACACGCCTTAATAATTCTTTATCCATTGTTAATCCTGTGGTGGTGTGCAAGTGTGAATCGTAGTCAAGTCTTTTGTGCGTTTGCCGCATCGTGAACAGAAGTTTTGCTCTGTGCGCTGTGATTGTTTGAAATTATTTGAAATATTCACCTCTGACATTAATATCAAAGAATTTTCCAACTCCGCAATGGCTTTCTTCCCTGCTTGGATGGCTTCTTTGGTTTTTGAGATTGGGCGTGTTTGTTTAGTGTGGTATTCCAAAGCCTCTACCATCTGTTTCAATGCTTCAATCATTTCTGTTCTCCTACAACCCACACAGCTTTACCGCCAGTTGATTCAAAATCATCGTTTGCAAGTCGGATGTATTGCTGTCCTTCTACACCAGCGGATTGGACATACCCTTGGATACCCCAATTCTTTACCTCTGTAACTACTACCATGCAAGCACCAAACATTTCTTTGTCGGGACTGACTTGCACAATGTCGCCAGCTTTTAATTCTTGTGTCATTTCTTCATCCCTTCAATGTAAACAGCCAAGCTGTCTATTGTGTCTTTACCAAAAGAAGTTAACCTTTTAACCTCTCTGGCGACCTCATCAATGACGCCATTGCGTAGTTCGTCATAGAACTCTTGTGCAGACTTGGGTCTTAGAAAGTTTGCTTTGACAGCCTCTTTGCGTTGCTTTGCTTGTCGTTCAATTTCGTTAAATGCTTCATCTTCTTCAGTCATTGTCAGCCTCGTTTTGTAGGAAATAGAGCGCACCAATGAGGATTGCACCAAAGGCAACCACGACAAATGCACCAAACATCATCAACATAAAAGTTACCAGTACATCCCACATTAGACTGCCCTCCATTCACGCTCATTCAGTCCTGAATCTGATTTGACTTTAATACCTGTCAACTCTATTAAACCTAGCTTTAATAACTCGTTTAAACGGCGTGAGACTTGATTTCTGTCTAACCCGCTATGTCGGGCTATCCCATCCTTACCAAGCGCACCATGAGCCTTTAAACAGTCCACAATGATGATGAAATGCTTGGATGCCAAGTCTTTAGCGGCATCAGCGGCTTCATAGCTGGTTATAGGGTCGGAAGTCCTAACCCGATTGAAGATTGGCAAGTCAAAGAACTTCTTTACACTGCCACCAAAATGTGTGTCATCTAAACTCATATCAACTCCTATTAAGTTAGTGTGTACTTACTTTCAAATGCAGTCTCTCCCGCTGTCACCGCCTCAGTATATTTAGCTTGCGGTTGGCTTTGTGCCTTGGAAGGCTGTGTCAGACTGTCTGCAATTGACTAATAAGGGGAATTGCAGACACACACATATACAAGATGCAATTCTTTCACCCCTTAATTTTGTAAAACATCAGAAGGGTACGTCTGAATCAAGATCGTCAAAGCCACTTGAAGGCTTCTTCTTTGGTGAGGAAGTATTGGCTTCTTCTTTAGGGCTTACTGCAAGACCCATGAATTTGCCTGATTTACCCTCTTTAATCCAAGCTGAGAGCCAGTAGGACTGACCATCGACTGTGATGTTTCCCTTGTAATCGGGCTGGTTGCCTGTCTCTTTTTTGTCGTTCTTAAAGAGGACACCTGAATTGTCACGCTGTTCCATTTTTATTTCCTTTAATTGGTTCTAATCTTTTTTCCCAGTGATCTCTTACTTCTGTAATTTCAGCAATAATTTCATTTAATGCCTGAACATAACCAGTATTGAAGCCTTCAATATAACCATCCCCCATTGCTTTTACTATCGTTTCATTTAATCTTCTAACTAACAACATATTTACACCTTGATTTCATTGAGTTTTTTAACCTTGTCATCCACTTCCGCAAGAAACTGGATAACCTCTTGTTCGAGTTCTGCAATATACATATCATTGCGCTCGATTCTTTTGATGAACAGTTGAAGGTGTTCAGGCATTCGTGGGTCGAAACTCACGAAGTCGCACCAACTTCTATCTGCACATCGCATCTGCCATTGCATTTGGTCATAGTATTTCTTTGCTGGCTCATCTCCCAAAATGGTATCAATGTGGGTTGCCGTGTTGGGACATTTGATCTCTAAGCATCCATCATCACCCACCAAGCCATCAGGAGAGGCGGCAGACATAGGAATGCGTGGATGGTCAATAGCACCTACCTGATTTACCATGTTGCCTGTTTTCAACTCATACGCCGCACGAGCATAAATTTCCTGCTCGATTCCCCATTCCATAGCCGCATTGGTGTATGACTCTGCAACTTGGTTTGTCATACGCTCTACTACCAACTGAGCCATGTAGTTAGCCCTACTGGTGCTGTAGCCTGTCTTGGTCTTGGCAACAATGTCAGAGATGCGTGATGCAGTAGCTTTACCGCAACGCTGTGCAAACCATTCGGGTGTACCTTGTTCAATATCGCTCATTTCAATGCTCCTTTACGCTTTTCTTTTGCATCAATTACTTTCTTTTGCCAACCTTTATCACCAGCGCAAGCAGAGTAAGCAGTGCCGTATACATTTTTGAGTTCCTCTAAAGTTGAAGCCGCATCAATAGCCGCCAAGTGGTCAATCATCATGCCTACATCAATCGTTTCGATGTTGCCTGAACCTGTTGTTGAATCAAGTGCATCATGCTCTAAAAGTTCAAGCGCAAGGGTGTAAAGGTAACGGCGGTTGTAGGTTTGGCAAGCACCCATGTTTTGCACTTCATGGCAACCTTTGAGAGCCGCAGACCCAAATGGGCAAGTAAAGACAATCTCTCCACCGCCAACTGTATCGACTATGCAAAGTTCCGCTTGTTCTTTGGTAAAAGACACAATGCTAATCAGCCCTAGTTCGTCAAAGATTTCTAATGCTGGATGCAGGAAGTCACCAAGTTCAAAGTAGTTATACCCTGCAAATTTATTGTGTCCTGATTTCTTTAATGTGCGTGACCGCATCATTCTTCGGGCATCAGCCAGTTTCCTGTAAACGCCCATGTTGGCTTTGCTTTGTTCACTCATGTTCACTCCTGTTTAAAATTTTGAAAAGTTTTTGAAATGTTTGTTTTGGTTGAGTCTGTATATACAAACTCAGGGTCAGTCAGTTTCTTTGTTGGCAGTACCTTTCTGTGAGTTGAAGATTTGTTGGGCAATGGAGAATTGGGTATCAAAGTCAAAGTCGGCAAGTCTGAACCAATTCCCTGAACATGAGCAGATCGGGAGAGAGCCAACTTTAGGCTTTGTGCAAAACTGGCAAAAATATTCATCTTGGCTTTCCTCTAAGATCGTTGCAATGGTGTTTTTAAGTTTCATCTTTATCTCCCCTGTATTCGTTTTTCAACCACCAAGTTCTAAGAATACGCAATTCATCATCAGGGTCAACCCAAGTGGTTTTAACGTGGTCGTATAGGCTAAGTTCAGCCCTGCGAGTCATTTGGGTATCAATGCGGTTTTTAATGAAGTCAAAGGCATACTCCCAGTCACCTGATTTAATGGCAAGAGGTATAGCTACAGAGCCTTGAATGGCATCCATGATGTCATCATCATTGAGTTGTTGGTAGGACTCCCAAACGGCTTTGTTAAAGGCTGTCATCGATAGACTCCTCAATCTGTTTTTCAATTTGTTTGCACTCCTTGGCAGATAGTTCGTCTGTAATGTCAATTCGGTTGTTGCCAATTTGTAAATAGGCTACCCAAATGAATTTATCGTAGACTCCCTCGTTGGGAGAGTAGTCGGGGTCGTATTCCCATTCGACCCACGTCTTGATGTCAATCTCAAGATCGCAAAAATCTATATCCAGTTCCATGTTCACGCCTTTCAATGTGTTGGTAAAGAGACTGTAGTGTTACACAGATTATAATGTTTAACACTAGGACAAACCCTAATTGTGGTATTTGTTAAACATTACACAATCACGCCTCTATGCCAAGACCTAAAACTGAAATGACCAAAAGCGGCAAGACCATTGCCGTACGAGCCACTTTAAGCGAGTGGAATGAGTTTAAACGACTTGGAGGGGCTAAGTGGTTGCGACCATTCTTAGCAAAGTCCATTGAAAAACATCAGAAAACCAAGGAAACCAAAAATTGATGTTGACAAACACTAAAAGTTTGTTAAGATTTATCCCGTTGCCGTGAGAAGCAATGAAATGAAGCCACTTAATTCTACTCTCGCCCTTGGTTTTTACTTCAGGGTTCTCACCGAGGGTAGAGCTAAGTGGCTTTTTTTATTGTCTTTTCATAGCATCCGTACTCCACACGATAGTAGTGAGTCTGCATGGACTGCTTGGAAGAAAACACCGCACACAAGTACACCCCTTGTGCAAAATGTGACCAGCGTTGATTTGGCGACTGGTAAAGCACACAGTACATCGGTGGTAAACAAGGCTGTGTGTATAAGCGAACAAATCCGTCAAGCGCACTTGGGGCTTTTTGGTTTTTCAATGTCAACAGGATTCAATAAATGAACATCAATCAGTCTGGAGAAGGTAGGATAGAAATGACTCTATCCACCCTTGGAGAAACTATGTCTAAAGGAAACACATGAAATTACTTGAATCTTACACAACCGATGTTTATGTTTCAGATATTGGCTATCTGGTAATTGAACAGGATTTAAATGATGGTGATGGTGAAAGGACATTCTTAATTTCACCTGAACAAACAAAAATAATTTTTGCCATATTGCCTGATTTGATGAAAGAGCAACAGGAAAGATGGGTAGGTGTATACGTTTCGCCTGAG